TATAACCACATTGTCAACTATTTTCCAAACATTTTTTCAAGCTCCAGAATGGTCACTCGATGTCCTCTTTGTCGTTGTACTCAGAGAATCCCTGGCGGCGTAGGTCGCCTTCCATTTGGCGGATGAGGCTGAGGGCTTCGCGGATGGTGGCCTTGGGGTTGTTTGCTTGGTCGGCGAGGATGTCTTTGAGTCCGTCTTTGACTTCTTTGGGGTCGATAATCATTGCGTCCCATTCCCTAAGCATTTAGGGCAGACGATGTAGGTGTTGGTCGTGTCTTCCCAGATGTGGGCCAAGCCTTCTTCGTCGACATCGTCGTAGCCGTTCCGGTTCTTTCCAAGGCATAGAGAACAAGTCTTCATCTTTGATGAGACGCCTATTTGACTCTGTTTCATATTGGCTCTGTTTAGTGCGTCATCCTTGGGGGTACCCCTCTCCTCATCCTTGGGGGTACCCCTCGTCATGGGTGATGAAGTTGTCAGGATGTAGAGATTGCTACTTGGGTCTCCTGACGGGTTCAACCGGTGTTCTATTTCCAAAGCTCCGATGGTGACGAGTTCATCTTTTGCGCGGTCCACGGTGGCGGTCGATGTGCGCATGAGGTCAGCGAGAGTCTTACGCGATGGCCAGGCTCGGCCTTGGCTGTTAGCGAAACGGTTTAGGAGGGCGTAGAGCCGTATGGCATTGCTCGAGATGTCAGCGAGGACTATCCATTCCGGAACTATTGCGAAGTATTCGCGGGACTGTATTTCACTCATCGCATAGCTCCCATATTTCGTCGGGATTGTCGTCTTCGTTATGAAACTGATTCCATCCGGCTCGCTTTGCGTAGGCCAACATCACCTCGTCAAGAGGGCGGCTTATGAGCTTGAACCATTTACCGTCTTCTGATTTGCGTATTTCAGACATTATCCTCGTTACAAGTTGCGCATATTTGATAATCGACTAGGTCGTAGGGGTCTATTCCTTCGGGAAGTATTGCTCTCGCTTTTTCGGCGTTCAACTCGTAGTCGTTGCCTTCTTCTTCGGGGTCTCCTGGTAGTGCGATTTTTCGCATTTCTGGCATTTCTGCCGAGTAGCAGACGCCGTCAATTTTGCGGTGGATAGTGGCCATTTTGTTTCTCCTGATTGTAGAAGTGATGACATCCGGATAGGACTGTCGGTTCGGGGTCAAGCGGTAGTCGCATGAGTCCGTCTATTGGTTCGGGTGTGCCGATTATAAGCTCGATGATGAGGGTGATTTCCGCGCCACAGATAGCACAGTTGACCGAGACAAGTTTGGGGTATTCGCTGATGCTCACCGAAGAAGCTCCTTTACGCGTTCTAGGTCGTGTGGATACCAAACATAGACCTCGGCTGCGGTGTTGTGGAGCAGGTCGAGCCAGTCCTTTTGGTCACGGCTGAGGCGTCCCTTGTCTCCTTTGATTTCACAGAAAAGCAGACGGCCGTCTCGGGTGGCGGTGTAGTCCGGTAATCCTCTCGAGCCTTTGAGCGGTGTGGCCCATGTTCCCGACTGGCGGATTGCCGGTTGGTAGTGGCACCATCGCCATCCGAATAGGTCTAGTAAGTGTTCGACTTGTATCGCGAAGGATGATTCGAGCATTTCTTTTCCTTCCGGTAGATGGCGTCTTGAAGGACTGAGATGAAGAATGTCGGAAGGACGATGATTCCGGTGAATAGCCACACGAGCGTCATCATGTCGTCGGGGTTCATTCTTGCTCCTGCGCTTGCTGTTCTTCTTTGAGTTGCTGGATGAGGATGTTTGCGGTGCCTTTGCTTATTTCATCGAGGCCGCTTGGCGGAACTTTTCCGAGGGCTCGTGAGATGGCTTTGATTGCGTTTATCTGTGGTTGGGTGGCAAGTGGGTGTCCTGAGCTACTAACGACGCTAGGGACGCTCTGAGATGCTCTGGCGGGGATTGTGGCGGGATGTTCGGCTTGCGCTTTGCGGGCTCGGACTTCGTCTAGTGACGCTACGCGCTTCGAGTCAGCTGCGAGGACTGCCATGATGGCTCGGCCCCAAGCTGAGGTCTCGGCGACCATGAGCTCTGAGTCTTTGGTGTATGGGGTGCGTCCTGGGAAGGGCTCCCAGGCTGCGCCGATGCCTGGACGGATGTCGTCCGGTGTGCGGTAGGCGGCCGCAATATAGACGATGAATGTTTTGTCTCCGAGCGTGACCATGTCGAATGGCTTGTCAAGGTTCGCCGGCTGGAGTGAGCCTTCGGGGTGTTTGTCTCTAAATAGGCGGATGCGCTCTGCGACATCTATGTAGTCGCCTAGGCGGTCTGAATAGTCGGCCATTGTTTTCTCTTTTCTGTCGGCTTGGACTCCGACACAAGTGAAGGTACAGAATCTCGACGCTTGTGTCAAGTATCGCAAAGGCCCGAGTCCTCGTGTGGAGACTCGGGCCTTATAGAGACGGAACTAGACGAGAAAGAACTAGCGGTCCGCATCCTCTATCGCTCGGAGGAGATGTCCAAGCATCCTCCAGGCGGCGAAGCCCACAAGAACTACGAAGCCTACTAGGAGAATCACTTAGGGATGGCCTTGAACGCTGCGGCGATTGCGACGGGGTCAGCTGATGGCGAGACCTCAAAATGGCACCATAAGCCGCCAGGTGTCCCGCCGTTGTCTTGAGCGTTCCAGTCTTTGATGCCTTGCTTTCCGTTGTCAGCTCGTGAGCACCGGAATCCTCGGCCCCAGGCTTTAGTCGCGCCTTTGGCTTTGTAGTTGTACTGATGTGCCTCCTCGATGGAGAGCTCGTCAGCGTTGACGACTAGGAACATGAAGCAAGCCTCTAGGACTTTGGGGTCGTTGCTACCGATGTCGATTGCTCGGCCGCTGGCGTGAACGGACATCCATGGCTTGACGGCGGCTGCGTTCTTTGGATTGGTGACATCTAGCTTTTGGATGTTGGCGGGTGCTGAGCGCATAACACGAACGACAAGGCCTCCCATATAGTTCATGCCGAATCGCTTGGCGAGAAGCTCTGAGAGTTTCTTGGCTGCGGGGTGTGTTGCGGTGCCTATTTTGTCGAAGCCGGTGTACGGCCGTTTTGTGTTGGTCACTTTTTTCCGCCGATTGCGGTGTCGAGTTCTTCTTTGGTGAGGACGCCATCTTCGTAGTAGGCGCGTAGGACACGCTCGAGAACTTGGGCGGCGGCCATGAATCCGGCCATGCCTGCGGCTTTGCCTAGGTCGACGCCGAGGATTGCGCCACCGGCGAGGGCGGAGAGTGCTGATGTGCCGAATACTGCTGCGATGCGGGCGATGACTGTGGTGGGTTTCATTCTGTGTCCTTGAGGATTAGTGCTAATACACATTGTATTAGAACGGCGACGCCTGAGATGAGTAGGGCTTGGGATTGTACGACGCCGGACATTGAGACGAGAGCGATTCCGGTGCCGGCCCATGTCCAGACATTGTCTTGGATGAATCTCACTATTAGTTCCTTCTTGTGGGACTCGGTAGTGCGACGAGTAGGCCTGCGGTGATGATAATGATACGCCTCGAGGACACGGGGACGCGGGAGCCAACTGGCACATAGGTATCGACTGCGCCGCCGAACACATTTATCGCCTCCTCGAAGGCTTCACGGACAGAGGTTTCGGCGTTGAGCAGAGCGGTGACAATGGCTTGGCCTTGGTCTGCTGTGAGATTTGATTCGGTGATGGCCTCGAAGATTGTTGCGGCGGTTTCTGCGCTGATGTTTTCAAGCACTTTGGGTGAGGTGGCTAAGAGTTCGGCTTCTGCGGTGTTGATTCCGGAGCTGATGATGTCGTCGATTTTGTTTTGGATTTCAAATGCGGGGAGGATTGAGATTTCGGTTACGAGCTCGAGGACTTGTGGGTCAATGGTTTCCGTCTTCATGGCTGAGGCGACGGCTATTGTGGTGGTTGATGTGGGTTCTTGAATGGTCGATGGTGGGGTTGTGGGCGGTGTTGTGCTGGATGTCGTACCAATACTGGAAGGCGGGCCAGTAGTGGTTGTTGACGAGGTGCTCAAGGGCGCGATGGTTGTATTTGGTGCCGCGATGGTTGTCGTTGTCGTAATGGTGCTAGTTGTTGGTGCTTGAGTTGAGGTTGTTGTCGTTGATGTGGTTGAGGTTGTGGTGGTCTCCACGGGGGCGATTTTCGTGGTTGTGGTGGTCGATGTGGTGGTTGCGGTCGTTGTGGTCGAGGTGGAAGTCGTCGAAGTTGTGGGAACGGCTTGACTCGTAAAGGCTTCGTCGGGAACTATTGACCATCCGGCGTCGTTGATGTTCCAGGCGAGCATGAAGCAAGTCCCTCCGCCGTTCTCGTAGAACCATGCGTCGAGCGGTAGGGATTGCGCTTCGAGGTTGAGATAGCCGGATTCGGTTGCGGAGCATCCTTTGTCGTCCCAGGTGCCGAACTCGTCTAGGCCGATTTTGATTGTTCCGCCGTCGTCAGCTGCGAGCCAGAATTGAATGGTGTCGTGCGCGGGGATTGTGATGAAGCCGGTGTAGTGGACCATGAATAGGTCGTCGGGGCATTGTTGGAAGGGTTCGCCATCATAGGAGCGGTTGATGTTGTTTTCGATTTCGGAGCCGCATGAGGGGTATGTGGTGTCGTCACGGACTGGCGGTATTGCGTCGATGATGTAGCCGGTGGCTTGAAGGCCTGAGTCCGATGCTTGGGCGGGATGTGCTGCGGTAAGGGCGAATAGGACTCCTACGAGAGGTAGGAGCCGGCGTATCATTCTCGCAAGTTTCTCACCATTAGGATTCCAAGGATTAGTGGAATCGGTAACACTGAGACAAGTACAAGTAGAAGCAAGATTCTCATTGTTTGCGGTATCCGTAGCAAGTAGCAATAAGAGAGATATTGCCTGCGCCACCATGTTTGAATTGAATGCCATCATAAGCCGTATTGACTTGATGAACGCCACGCGCTTGCCAACTTTGTGTTGAGTCCACACCTTCGGATTGGAAAGTAGTGAACTGCGCCATATTGGGGCTTTGAATATCCATTGTTCCCATAAAAAACGCGTTACTTCTAAGGCCAAACCAGTAAGTAGTGCCAGCACTTCCGGTGACATCGGCAACGCCTGCCCAAGTGTTGCCTGCCTCGTAAAACTGGTAACTGGCAGCAACATTTGGAGTGGTGCCACTAAGCATATTTGTTTCAATAATGGCACCGCTTGCTGCTGCACTTGTGCAAACAATAACAAGGCGGTAATTGTCGTATGTGCTGCTAAAGCAACTTGTAAATTGCGCTATTGACGAACCCGAAAAAGTCTGCTGTTTGACGAAGACAAGTCCTGAGTTGGTGAGGTAAGTGTTGATATCCGAAGCCGGAAGGGCGACGGCGTCTGAGAAAGTCTTGATAGCGATAATGGTCTCCTTGATTAGACGATGAGGTCGGTTCCGCCGATAAGGCTAGTTCCGATGATGAATGGGTTGGTGAATCGTACGGAGCCGTTGATTGTGGTACTCCACCGGTCCGGTGTGATTGTGTGGTTTATTGACTGGAGGATTTGTGAGAATGTGAGTGTGCTTCCGACTTTTTGGACGACTTCGAGAGTGATGCGGTTGAGTAGTTCAAGGCCGAGAATAGTTGTCCATGAAGCGTCCGTTGCTGAGACATTGACTTCAATGGGGTCAATGACAACGGCCGGCGTCGCGGAGAATCCAACAAGAAGGTTGCCGAGTGTCTCTGCGCTGTCAACGCTGAATAGTTGTGTGTTCCATGAACCTCCGGCGGTGCCGTATGCGGTGATACTGGCCGCGTTTGAGATTTCTATTGAGCCATCTCCGGAATACCCTACGGCGAGTGTGTTTCGTAGGTTGTTGGAGTCAAGTCGATAGGAGAGCTCGGTGCCGATAGAGATGCCTGCGCCGCCAAATGATGCTTGTGATGTGAGGCTTGTGCCTTGGAAGATTGCTTCGCGGGATGTGAGGGTGAGGGTTCCGTTGCGTGAGACAAATAGATTGCCGCCTTCGGAGTCGCTCAGGATTTGTAGTTCTTGAGTGACTGGCGGTCCGCCGCTTGATATTTCGGCGACTGTTGCGGTGTAAGAGGTTGATGGCGTTGATGTGAGTGCCGACGGAAATGGTGTGTATCCGATGAGGCGGTTGAATCTGGCGACGGTGCCTTCGGTGAGGAGGCCGCGTCCGAGCCGGTAGATGGTTTTGATTTCTGTGCTTGTCAGCTTGCGGAAAAAGACGGCGTGTTGTTGTTTTTGGCCTGACCGTGTGTAGTAGTGCTCGGGTTGAGAATAGTTGAAGAGACCGGAGGTGATAATTGTGAGAGTGAGTGCTTGGCCGTCAATGTAGGCCGAGTCGATTGTTCCGCCGGCGTTGACATTGACTGCGAAGTGGTGCGGGACATTGGTGTCGATTTCCAAAGGTGCGTCATAGTAAGTGTATTGTGTTTTGCCGATTGTGAAAACTTGAAACTTTGAAGTAGTACTCACATAGCCAATGTCCATCGAGGTTCCTCCCATGGCACTAGCAAAGGTTGTATTCGCGTCTTGAGGGTTTGTTGAATACCATCCGACAACGGAAAAGTCTGTTGCCGATTGGACTTGTCCTACATATCCCCATCCTAGAGATGTTGTTGCTTCGGAGACTTGGAGAGAGGTGTTGGGTAGTGCTTGCGCTTGTCCTGGTCCGTTAGCGGTGCGGAAAGTTGCCAACGGTTTCAACGGTTGAGGACTGCTCCCGAAGTCTCTTAGTTGGTCTGTCGAAAAGTCTTCGGGGTCTATTGGGTCGTCTAGTGGCCAGTAGTGACGCGGTGAGAGACTGAGGATGTATGTGCTTGAAATGTCGTCGGGTAGTTCTTCATCTGCCAGGAGTCCTAGCGCGTCGAAACATTGGACGGTGACTGTTGTGTCAAAGCCGGCGTCGGTGATTGAGACGGGCCATCCTTCTACGAAGCCTCGGAATACTGGATAGACCACAGATGAGATTGTGGCTTCGATTTTGATTTGGCGACGCGGTAAGAGTTTCCCGTAGTAGGTGCCGCTTGTGTAGAACGGGTCAAAGATTCGGGAGCGGTTGTCGAGGACGAGGGTTGCGTTGCCTGATTCAAAGTTTGAGAGCTCGTCGTTGCGGCCTCGTTGGATGTTGATTTCGCGAACATAGGAAGTGATTTCGGTCCATGTTGGTGATGCGACATAGGGTCCGTCGTTGAACGCTATATAGATTTGAGTAGTTGGGTAGCCCACTATCGAGCCTTGCTAGTTTTGCGTTTTGCTTGTGCTTTTGGTTGTTTGACAACTATTGGGACTCCGCCAGTTTTTCCGCCGTAGGAGTTGAGTACGGCTGTGAGTTCTTTTCCGATTGCTATGGGGTCGCCAACGCCTGCGTTGACTGTGATGTAGAAGTTTCCTGCGCCTTTGCCGTTGTTGGCTGTGGCGTCTAGTGCGTTCGAGAATCCTGGTGTTGCCATGCCGACGGCTGTGCCGGCTGCTGAGACATCGGCGAGGCTTGACGAGAGTGTGGCGGCTGTGAGTCCGGAGGTGCCTGAGATGAGGTCTTTGGCTACGACGGCTCCGGCGACTGGTCCAAGGTCGAGGAGCTGTTGAATTGCTGCGGGGCTCATTTGTCCGCCTGAGATGAGTGTCTTGAGGTAGCCGCCGAAGTCTTTGGCTGATTGGATTTGCTCTTTGAAGATTGAGAGGTAGTCCTTCGGCTTTACGCTTTGCGCTTGTGTGACTCCTTGTTCTGCGTCTGAGACTCTGTTGAGTGCTTTTGCGTAGGCGGCGGCGTCTTCGTTGGCTTTTGCTTGGTTGAGTTCGGCGTAGGCATCTTTGCGCTCTGAGAGGGCTATGTTGAGGTCTGCGGTGGCGTCGGCTTGTTCGGATGTTGCCTGGCTGAATGAGGACGATAGGGACACATTGGCCGAGATGGCTGAGGCGATGCCGGCGACATAGGAGCGGATGGCGTCCTTTGCGGATTTGAGGTTGTCTTTGAAACTTGTGAAACTGGTTTTCTCTTTGTCCGCTGCGATACCGGCTAGAGCTGCTCTTTTTTCTGCTGCGCTGGCCGCTGCTGCGTTGGCTATTTCTAAGTCTTTGGCTATTTTGCGTTTAGCGTCTGCCTCAACTTGGTCAGCTGCGGCGCGGATTCTGTCTGATTCGGCTGCGAGGTTTGCGTATTCGATGGCTTTCTTTTGTGCTGCGGTGTACTTGCCGAGGGTGTCGATGTGTTTGAGGGTTTTGCCGTCTGTGATTCCTAAGGCTCCGCCGATGCGCGATGAAGCGTTACCGAGAAGTATGCCGACATTGGTGACGCGCGTGAAGGCGTTTCGTAACCGGCCCATTCCGCTAACGGAGCCGTCTGTGGCGTGGAAGAAGTCGCCAAGTTTTGTATTGACTTTGTCTAGAGCGGTAGAGGCTTGGTTGCCGAACTCCTCGAACGCTGCGCCAAGTCCTTCGAGGGTTGCTTTTTCGCCTATTTTGACGATGGCGTCCGCAAAGGCGTTCATTAGTGGGAGGAGTTTTGTTCCGATGGCGTCTGTGACTTCTCCGAAACCTTGTTTCATGCGTTGAGTTGAGATGGCTGTTGCGGCGGCAGTGCCTTTGACTTGGGTTTCAATGGCGGTCAGGATGACGGCTTGTGCTTCGTGGATGCGGTTCGTCTGGACGAGGACTGCGAGCTTTGCTTTTTCAGATTCGGTGAATGTGATACCGGAGCGTCGGAGACTGTTGACGCCTTTGATGGGGTCCTCGAGGGCTTTTCCGAGTTGGACTGCGTTGGTTGTGGCTTCGCCGAAGCCTGCGGCGGCCATGTCGACGGCGGCTGCGGTTGCTCGGTCGAAGGCGTCTCCGGCTACATCGGCGGTGATTGCGAGTTGGCGGAATGTGAGGAGTTTGGCTTGTGCGGCTTTGATGGTTTCGGCCATGATGCCGGTCTCGCGCTCCATGGCGTCTGCGAAGTCTGAAATTCGTTTGGACACTATTTCGGTGTCGCCTCCGAATAGTGCCATGGTGCGAGCTACTGCGACGATGCGTTGGTCAGCGATGGCGGCTAGTTCTGCGAGCTTTGCCCATTTGGCTCCGACGAAGATTGCGGCTGAGCCCATTGCGCCTAGTGCCAGGGCTCCTTTTTTGGCAACTGCGCTGGCTTTGTTGCCGAAGCTGTTGAGGTCGTTAGATGCTCCGGCGAGTGCCTTGCGGAGCGGTGCCGCGTTTCCGGTTACTACTACATTTATTGCCTTTGCCATAACTACCCAAAATACTTCACGGTGAGCTCATCTATGCGCTTTACATATACAGCCGCTACTTCGTTCCTACGGCCGTCCAGAGCGTCGTAGATGAACGGTTGCGGCTTTATCTGTCGAGCAGGCCATCCGAAGTGGATAGGGCCTGCGTAGGGGACTGATGCTGAGCCGACACGGACGCGGCCCATTCGTTGAGTTGAGCCGTCGCGGATAGAAGCTGCGAGCTTGCCAGAGACAACGGGGACGAATCTTTTGGCTCCTTGGATGACGATTGCGGCTGCGCGTTTGTGCGTTTCCTTCATCGAGTCTCGAGT